GTATGATTTCTTTTCGGTGCTTCCGGCCGCACCAACTAATGAACTCATGTCATTAGCTTTAGCCTTTAAGTCTGCAAAACTCATTTTATTTCTCCTTTAAAGATTTATATTAATTTATATTGCTTTGTATCAGTATATATTATATCATATTTTTGATAAAAGTACATACTTTATTTGAAAATATCTACAATAATCTTTCTCATTTTAATGTCGTCAAACTTTAAAAAGGATTGATAATTAGTTATCTTCTTATATAAGTCAGGCCATAGAATTGTTTCTGTGATCTGCTTATTCGCTCTATCAATAAAGCCCGTGAGCCTATTGATAATACACACAGTCTCTAATGAAACCGTGCCTTCGAGATGAAGCTGGATAATTCTTGGATATGTTTCTTCTATTTCCAAGAGTGAATCAAACTTTACATCTGAAATCTGTTCTAATTCGTTCTTAAATACATACGATATACTATCTATAACTTTTAAGAACTTGGTATAAGACTCTTCGTCTCTGATCATATCACCACTATACTTATTACCTGCTACTTGATGCGCAGCAAAATATAATATAATATCATCTTTACTCTTAAATCTCTTACCAATCTTTGTTAATGCAAATTTATCTGGTCTTTTCCAATACGTCTTTTCAGTTACATTAGTTTTAAAATTATACTTAAAGCAATCGTAAGATCCATTGAAGTGGAGGTTAATTGCATTATGTAATGTGAAGGCCTCATATCCTGTCATTCTCATATAGGCAACACATAAGTTGGGTTACCCCCTTGTAATAAGTTAAGTTCCTTTGCTTCGAACTCAACATGTTCTATAATCTCCTTAGAGATAAGTTTCTTACTGTCTCTAAGATCGATCTCGTTGTCCTCACATACCTGTATAATAGCATCTATATAATTGGTATCTCTATGAGTACGAACAAATGTTTCAACTAAATTTGAGAAGGCTTTCTTATTGATATCCTCCATTACTTTTGCATCCCATCGCTGTCATACGCTGGGACAAGTGTAGACCAATAGACTGGCTTCTCTTCATTCTCACCATAGAAATCAAGTGACCATACACCTTCTCTCAAATATGTTTGACAATGGTTTCGGTATACTCTTGCTGATTCATATTTAGCAATAGCACCTCTTTCATTTGTTTGGATTCCACGTCTTAATGCCGCCATTTTTTCTGTAGTTGCTTTGATATATCTTTTGACGTTGACCATCGATAAGCCATGGTCATCATCTAACGCAACAACATTAGCTGCAATAGTTTTGTATGAAGCAGGTTTTTTCGCAGCTCTTGCCTTAGCTAAATTAGCTGCCGCGGCTGTTCTTTGTGCTTCTGTCATCTTACGTTTTGCCATAATATAAATCCTATTTTGTGTGTGTTAAGTATATTATAACATAGATTTACAATTTGTACATACTAACCTTTATATATTTTGTAAATATGATCTTCAAATGCTTCTACCTTCTCAACACGATTAGGCCACTTAATCATTTCTTTTTCTGGATTAGCCTTAAGGTTATTGAGTAGAGGTGTAATAGCATTGTATAGATCATCTAATCTGTCTTGTGTAGTTTCTGCTGCTGCCGCTGATGTTGTTGCTGCTTGTGCAACGTCTAACTCTTTCTCATCAACGAGAGTGAAACCAAAATCGAATACGTCTGCCATCTGATTATCCTTTAAGTAATTTGATACCTTTAGTCCAGTTCGCTGCTGCATCTTCAACATAGCCTAGAGCTTTGTATGGAAAATCTTCTTGCATTATTCTGTTACCTATAGGATCTTTATACGTGATTGAAAAAAACGAATGTTCACCATCCATTCCTGTTACTACTTGATAAATTTTTGCAACACTACCATCATCTTTATAGTGCTCGCTCATTAATTTTGTATTATTATAGCTCATATGATCTCCAATAATTTAAGATGGGGGAGTAATAATAACTCCCCCGAGTACTTAGTTACCTAAGTTTTTTTAAAACGATAGACTTGCCTTCAGTGAAGTTGTAGCGTCTGCGCTATCAACCTGTGACCAAGAAGCTGTCCATATACCACGAGTTAACTCTACAGTTTTCGTGACAACAGGAGTCGCTGCGTCTGTCTTATTGTAAGTACCTTTAAGAGTACCTAACGTACCGATAACACGAGAGACTGATACTTCGTTGTCATTCGTTGCTCCAGCATTTCTATCATTAACAACTGTTAAGCCTAGGCCTGCAACAGTAGTAGATACCGTCGTTTCAGCATTATGTCCTGCTGCAACTTTGCTATGTACAACTTTAGCGGTTACACCACCCGTTGTAATAGAACCAGTAGTTTCTCTAGTAGAATTTGCAACGTCAGTTACCGCTACAGCAATACCACCGATCGTACCACTTGCGTCAATAGTAGTGCTACCACCACTCACTTGACTTAGTCCGACTGTATAAGCACCAAAAGTGGTTGTTACACCAATCGTAGTGGAATCAGGATCATCGCCAGATGAATCACCGATTTTAAGAGTAAATGCACCAGCTGTGCTCTCTACCCACATGTCATCTACACTGAAATCTTTATCAAGAACAACGGTTACGCTAGACGCACCTGCCGTTCCCTTCATTGTAGTATGAATGTCTTGAGTGTACGTTCCGTGACTATCTAACGTACCTTCGTATAAACCCGAAAGACTAATACCAGCAAACGTAGTTGCAGATAGAGCCATTGCCGCCGTCGCGACTAGTAGTTTTTTAAACATATACTTTCCTTTTTATTTAAACAAAAAAATCCTTTTTATAGTAGGGATGGCTACTAGGAGTTATTTATATACTTTCTATATAACAACTCCTCTTTTTCGTAAGCTTCATTTTCATCAAGCTCACGATGTTCGTGTAGTTGGAGAACATGTACCATCTCGTGGCACACAGTTAAGATAGTTTCTTTGAAACCGAGACCTGTATCTATTTCAATATCGTACTCATCATCTTCAGCAGAATCAGTGGTCCAACCTTTAACATTATCTTCTGATATATCTTCAACCTCAACAGACACTAAAACTTCTTGGGGTATCTCCAATTCCTTTTTACAAAAATCAACTATATCTTCCAGTAACGCCATGGTCACCTCCATTATTTTCTACTCATACCACACGGTTCATCAATTCTATTTTCCAATTCATTAANAATTTTCTTAGCTTCTTCTGCGGATTTAGAAATGTCGTAGCGTTGGTACCATTGTCCCATCATACCTATATGATGTAACTTGTCCCGAACTGATTCAATCAACTCTAGATCTGTCATCAGGTTTACCTGTGTGATATAGAGTTATTTATATCATTTTAATCTTCAACCGGTGGGCTTAAACATTCGCCATTAGCAAATGAATCGCCATATCCGCTTAGGTATTCTTCATGCCATTTCTCAACGACAATGTCACCTTTGCAAGATTCGGGTAATACTTGAGGATTTTCACACTCACGATTAGCTACCCAACCAGCAACATAGAACCTAGATTTACCACGTAAGTGATTAGTCTCTTCAGTTTTATTTGTTACTAAAGCCATTATGCTTCTCCTGTAATAATTTCATAAACATCTTTCCATTTCCTTGCACGTTCGCATTCGTACGTACAAGTTCTGTTCCAAGTGTGGTCTATAAGAATTCCTCTAAGACCAACATCGTTGCCCATCTTAATGTTAGCAGCTTTGTCTTCAACCCAGAAACATTCAGTACCTTCCCACTTTTTAAGAGCTTCGTCTTTGTCTTGACCAGTGTTTAGTATAGTAAAGCCATCAAAGACTTCACCAAATACATTGCGCAAGTTCTCTTTACGATACTCTTGTGCAAGTCGACAGTTAGTCTGAGAAGTAATCACATGGAATATATATCCATGCTCCTCATGTAACTTACGAACATACTTAATAGCATCGCGCATAGGCGATAAAGTTTTCATATACTCTGATCTGTTAAACAAGTTTACAAACTTTGCACCAGTTTTCTGTGCAACACCTATAGCTTTACCAATGTTATATTCAGGACCAAGTCTCTCATAGCCTTCAGTCTCCTTAAGCCACTTATAGAAATGGTACTCCCAATCTAATAGGACTCCATCGCAGTCAGTCAGTATTAATTTGTCATTTATTTCACGTAGCATACTCGCTCCCTCTTGCTAATGCTTCATCATAACGATCCATCACATCCCATGCTTCTTTAGGTAATTCATCATACTTGCAACCCATAGATTTTTGCAAGTCGGGTTTAGTTAATTTATCCTGATCTAGGAAAGGATGGAATCCATCTTTGTCTAACCATAGTCTGGCTGATCTAAGACGAACACCTTCTAATTCGTGTATTCGTGCACGCTTGCTATCTTTAACCCACATTATAAAACCCAACTCCATATAAAGAAATTGGCAACGAGTAATAGCATTACTAAAATATTATTAAATGTCATCATGACGATTTCCCCTTCTTTTTAGATGGACCCATAACAGATCTACCTTTAAAATATCCACCGCTTTGCTTTGCTAAAGTCTTGGCAGTTTCCTCCGGGGTAATAATTCTGAATTTATCTGGATTGGCATCAATAAATGCCTGTGTTGATTTAGATCTTTTCATTATGTACTCCCAAAGTATACTGGGCCTCCGCCTGTAACCATTCCAGCTCCTGGTCTACCTAAACTCAAAAGAAATGGATATTTGTAATAAATAGCAAATGTTTTTGCACCTGCTTTAGAACACCAAGCTCTTGGCCTGCGATATTCAGATGTGCTTCTACCCCTAAATAAAATTCGTCTGCCTTTTATAGGTAACAATCTAGTTACCTCTTTATATAAAGACATAGGTATTCCTTTAAAATAACTTTCTTCAGCACTAGGGCTTATATATTTTCCTAAGAGTTCTCGCTCTGCAGGACTATAAGCAGCATATATTTCTGGTATAACTTTTTTCATTTTTTCTCCATAATTAAAATCTCAATATTGTTTCACGTGACCAATCTGTAAATAACCAGACACGCTCTAAACTCAGCCTAAGTCCGACAAAGTAATCATCTAAGACAACATCTAAGACAACACCTTCTTCCCTTAAGCGTTCAACTTCACTCAATAGAACACCGCTTTGCTGCAGTATTGAGCGGACAGTTTCTCGCCTGTCTTCATCACCCGAGAATCCTATATGTAAGGTATCTCGTTCCGGATGGCCTTCAACTGTTTCAGTCCATGTTGTATCTGAACGTCCAACCAACCTATATATTAAATCTGTAACAACCATTTTAGTATCTCCCTAAAAGAACATGTAAACCTAAATTTCCTAACATAACTAGAAAAAACACAATTTCACTTTCCACTTTTTAATTCCTTTTTTATTTGATATAGGTATATTATATCATAGTTTGCGGCGCTTGTGTAACTATTTAGTGGTCCAGATGCGGCGAGTTGGTATACCAGTTTAAGGTTGACCTGGTCTAGGTTTAACGAGCGGTGTACCCCGCTATTGTCACAGAAATTGTGTGCTTATTATATGTATTCCTGTATGACTTTAACGAGTTCGCGATCCCAGTCGTCTCTATGTTCTATAAAAACTTGCGGTTCTGCATCGTCAACAGAGATAATTGTTACCAATTGTGTGATAGGAATGCCTGTTCTTTCCTCCCAGGCTATAGCATAAAAACATTCTTGCATGAAATAAGAGTGACACCATTCATGTTTCTTTGTCTTTCTACTGGTCTTATAGTCTATTATACTTAGCTTACCATCAAACTCTGCTACTAAGTCAACTCTTCCAGCCACTCCTAAGTGATCAGAATATAGTGGTAACTCTTGTCCATAGACTGTACCAATGCGTGTATCTAATATATTTTTAATTCTATTGAAGTCATGTAAGATATTAGGCATAACATCTCTTGAATACTCAGGGTGATTGTTAACATACAACTCACAAAGAGCATGAACTGCTGTGCCACGTCCTGCCGCAACTCTTGATATCTTATTTGCTTCCTCATGACCTACCCGCTCTCTCCAAGCTTGAATAGCTTCTTTACTTAGATTACCAAGTAAAGTTGTTATGGAAGGATAGTCACCATTAGGTGTTTGGTATTTTCTACCGCCTTTGTTAGTGGTAGTTAAATCATTATAACCTAAGTCAATTGGTTCATGTTTAAACATTAATGATTACCTTGTTCTTTAGTTCCTTTAAACATTTGGCTGTGTTGTCCAGCCTGCTTGTGGATATCTGCCATTTTGTCTTTGAATTCACTAGTGGTCTTCGATTGAACATCGCCAACCATTGATACAACTTTTGGCATCGAAGTAAATATTTGGACACAGTCATGTTCTTTATAATACTCTTCAAGCTTTTTCCAGCTCATGGTATCATCCCATATTTTACCAGTCTTATTGCTTTCGAACGTGTACGTCGGCATCTCTATTCCTTATAACTATACTCTTCCACCATTTATATAACCACATAACTTTCTGTGGATGATGGTCTGGATTTGGTAATTCATCTTTAAAATATTCAATGAATTCTTTTAACTCTTCTTCATTCAAAATTCGTTAGCACACTCTATAAGCATTTTCATTCTATTCTCTACAAGGTACGTAAGTATATTTGTACGTGTAGGATATTTGTAAGTCTGATAATCAAATGATATTTCTGTTGCCATTGCTTCTGGTGTATTCTCTAGATCTATCATTTGTACATTACGCATAAAGTTACGATAGACATTAGGTTTCATGATAGCTTCTAAGTCATCACGATTATCCCAGTATTTATTTATAGCTTTTTGTGTCATAGGTGTTTGTCTTGCCTCTGACAAAAATACATCATCATGAGAGTTTGCATTAGGAACACCATCACTAGCATCACCTTTAAGAATATGATCGAATAAATATCTACGAGGATTATCTTCCTTAATCATTTTATTAAATAATGGTGACCATTGTGTGACATGACCATCTACTTGTAATTGAATGAAGTCTTTGTCAGCTGATATAATAACTACATCTTCACCTAGAAGAGGTTGGGCTGCTTCCTTAGTAAGTACTCCAATGATATCATCTGCTTCTGCACCGTCTACCTTAATAACAGCATAAGGGAAATTCTCACGTAAATCTTTGAGAGTATCTTCTATTAAGTCGAAGATCATTGTCCAATCATGTTTATCTTTAGCACGATTAGTTTTGCGCTTAGCTTTATACTCAGGGAATACATCTTTACGCCAAGAGTAACTATCACAACAGATCACCATTTTGCCATGCTCTGACTCTGGGTATTTGTTACGATATACTCTAAGATTATTAAGAATTATATGTTTAACTAAATTCTCATTAAGCTCTTCACCTCGCATTGAGAAGAGCTGTTTTGCATCGAGATCAATGCGTTGACCTCGTCCTAATTGGCCCATGATAGAACCAATTGCTAAACCATTAAAATCTACTAATACCATATTTACCTCTATTCATAATATACTTCTATTATATCATAGTTTACTTTGATTGTACATACTCTTCACTTAAATTTTTAACTGATCCATATCCAATCTTAATAGCTATAATACCATTATAGTTTTGTGGATTCAATAGAACATCCTCATCGAATTGTATCTTTGCTTCCATATAGTTTGTATCACCACGAGTCTTACATAAACAAAGGATCTCACGTTTGAAATTCTCTTTGCCTAGTGCTTCTATATCTTCAGTGAGTCTATTACTTGAACCCCAATAATCTTGCCAGTCAGTTTCCTTTGTGACCTTACGCTTCCTTTTAAATCCTGCTAGAGGCTTAAGCTTTCGAACTGTCCTGAAATATTTTCGTCCGACGTAATCGTATCCCGTAACCAAGTTGGTAATGCGATACACAAAACCATAAAAATCATCAATATCATTAGAAGTAAATCTTTTCCCATTATGTGTCCAATCGGTCTTCATCGTTATCGTATTCTGATGCATCATATCCTCCACGCTGGGCCCATTCTAAATTAGCACCGCAAAATGGGCAGTGCGTCACTTCCAATCCAAGTTCAATTGCTTCATTGTCAAAGCCTAATTCCTCTTTAACAGTAACCTGAAATGGTTCACTATTACATTCATTACAAATCATAAACTTAATTCTCCTAGCTGAACATGTGCTATCATCCTGTCATATGATCCTACATACTTACCGTCAATAAATATCTGTGGAAATGCTCTTGCGCCTGGAACCTTTTCTTGAAGATCAGTCATTGACCATTCACCTGATTGAACATTTCTCTCTTCTATATTAATTTTCTTTTTCTTTAAATAGTCTTTTGCTTTTGTACAATATATACAATTATTTTTAGACCATACTATTGCTGTACTCATAAACTTAATCCCTCGAATGATTTCTTATTAACATCTTGTTTGACACCACCTAATGTGTAAGATGTTATCTCTGTTTCTTGTGGAGCAACTTGTACTGCTCCGCCACTAATCCATTTCTCTGTCCATGGAAGTGGGTTATGCTGATGTGTTGAAAATGGTACAGGATAATTTAGTGTTCTAATTCTCTTTGCTCCAATCCAACGTACATATTCTTTTAAGAGGTCTGTGTTTAGTCCAATCATTGAACCATTACCAAATAGGTAATCACACCATTCCTCTTCTTGTACCAATGCATCTTCAAATAGATTCATTACTTGATCGTTAGTTGAAAGCTTAATGTCTTCAAAGTCTTTATCTTCTTTAATCAACGTACGAATAATATTTAACGATGCTGCAAGGTGTAGATTCTCATCTCTTGCAATTAACTTAATAATTTTTGCATTGCCTTCCATTTGTTTAAGCTCTGCGAATGCCCATGAACATGCAAAGCTCACATAGAATCTTATACCTTCCAGAATATATATACTNATCAAACAGAGATANAANAGNTTTTTATGTGTATAGCTACCGTGAGGACCCTTATAATTGATGAGGTTGTCATAATGTTCTGAGATTGCATTACCACATTCGGATATTGCCGGTATCGAAGTTATCTCATCGAATACCTTTGATGGATTAGGATATACATTTCTGATAACGTGTGTATACGATCTTGAGTGAATAGTCTCAAAGAATGCCCATGTTTCAATAAGTAACTCAAGTTCAGGATTACTTGCAAGTGGCAATAAAGCCAAGTCAGGTGATCTGCCCTGTACCGAGTCTAATATGATTTGTCTTTTTAGGTTGGATGTAAATATGTGTTGTTCGTTTTTTGTTAGCTTACTAAAATCAATCTTGTCTTTTGTGACATCGATCTCATCAGGAGTCCAATAGAATGATAACATCTTCTCATATAGTTTTTGTAAGGCTGGGTATTTAACTACATCATATCTTGCAATGTCAACGCCTTCGTCAAAGAATAGATCTTTTTCTAAGTGGCTTTTTGTATTTATTTTAAATACAGATTTTTTCATTTTCATACTGTAAATGATTCTCCACAGCCACACCTGGCTTTTTCTTTGGGGTTATAAAATTCAAAGCCTTCATTAAGACCTTCATATTTATAGTCTATCTCACATCCATCGACGTATGCAAGTGATTTAGGATCAATGACTACACGAACACCATTAATAGTTTCTTCTATATCGTCTATATTTTTATCTATAGAATATTCTAAGTGATAGGCCAGACCTGAACAGCCTGTAGTTTTTACTAATACACGTAATCCCATTTGACCAGTTAGAAGGCCATGTAATTTTTCAGTTGCGTGGGAAGTTAGAGATATCATAGTATTATGTATATAAAAAAAAGACCGGAGTATTGGGTGATAAGGAACTCCGGAGAAAACCTCAACTAACTAAACTAAGCAGCTAGTGCATAATCGCTTTGATTGCCGATTAAATTTTCATGTTTAAGTCTTTGTTGACTGACGAGTTTTGAGCGGATCTGCTACCTAATCGAAGCCGTGTCTCCCCCATTAAATGATACTACATAATACCATTTGGTGGAGGAGGTGGGAATTGAACCCACGTGTTAAGTGCTCCTACCTAAACCTTTACGTCGTTTTTTCACTTCATTGAATAATGAATGTTATTTATGCATCATCAGATGAAAGTAATTTCCACAGAATTCCTGCAGCAATTAATCCAACTAAGCCAGCATCACCTAGCTGATGTACTATGCCGATGATTGTACCAATGACGTCTCCGCCAAGGAAAGGTACGCTACCGCCAAATACGATTTGTAACATGATCGCAAGACCAATTAAAGACATTGCAATGCCTGTTGCAGCTGCGACGCCGCCCGTGATTTTATCTAACATATATTCTCCTATGTCGTTTTTAAAAATAGTTTAGCCTCAGTTCGGAGGTAGATCATCCTTAAACCTTTTATTTATTTCATTATTTAGTTCAAGGAATAGTGGGAAGAAAAAAGAGGATAACAATCCTATGACAGCGAGTGTTATTATGAATCCGATCCCCGCCCATGTAAGTAGTTCAATCATAATTTATTTATATCCTGAAACGTCCAGGATACGTTTTTTTATTTAAAGAACCATTATAACATAATTTATAGGCAAAGTACATAGTAAACGCAACTATTTTCGCAAAATAATTGAAAAAATCCATATTATGATTAATCATAGTAAAATTGAGGTCTCCATGGCCTTTTTGTTGCTGCATAGATGTCACTGCGATAACCCAGGCCTGGGAATGCCTCATCACTGTTACACCATCTGAGTAATGCTTCATAGTGTTCTTTTCTATTATTGTCCCCACCAGTCTGGTTTAATCCTGTTGCATCGTTCTCCAGAGTTAAGTTAGGCCTAGATAATATGTTTGCCTTTAATAATTCTTTATTTATATCATCTTGATCTGGCTCAATACCATGCTTAATAAAATTACCAACCATTTCACCAATGAATTTATGACCATCCTCTCCTCTATGATCGTCTATGTTTTGCATGAGGTTAGGATTCTTTGCTACTTCTTCTTCAGATATATCACTTTCAATAGCATCACCATTTGCAATTATACCCTGTCTCTCTAACCACTGGTCTATAAAACCTAAGTTAGCAAACATCTCATGACCAGTTTTAGGTTTTAGATACATAAGATCTGCAAACTTTGGTTGATACCACATATCAGTTCCCCACCAATAATAAGGAATATCATTTGCTTCACAATAAGCTGCAACATGATTTTGTGCCATTGCCCATTTATGTCTAAGTTCATTATGTGCTGTTGGTAGATTTAAATAAGCTTCTCTATAATCTACATATCGTTTATAATATTCTATGATCTCTTGCATATGTTCATCTTCATGGTTCTCTAAATAATATGGATGCACATTTTGTTTGTACCCAGCCTGATATAATATGTTTGGAAACTTTAAACCTAAGTGAGCCATTAGATCAGGAATTCTTTTTAACATTCCTGTCGACTCATCTTTAGATAGATAACCTCCTGTAGATGTCAACCTAATCATTCCTTCACGTGGATATTGATTTAAATAAGTGAACTTATCTGAGTAAGGCGGATCAATACCTAATCTAATATTATCAACAAAACATCCATCACGAAATGGATCATCTGCGTATAAGCGATGATATGGAATATCAAACCTATCTGCATACGTCCATTGTATCATAACCATATCTGGCTTGATTGTATTTGTTTCCATCCAGTGTATTGTAGAATCTGCTATAGCTCCAGCTGAATCTCCACCCTTAGCAAGGTTAACAACATTAGTATCACCTAACATCTTTCCAGCTATATTGGGCCATAGCTTATCTGCATAATTATTAAGTACAGCATGATTAGTACCATGCGTGTGTGAACAACCGTTAGCTAAGATCATTTAATCCACTCCATTTAATAAAGTTTCTATAGTCATCCATTGTATCAACTATCGGTTCATTTTTAACGTTCAAAGAAGTATTAAGTAACATAGGGCAACCTGTTTCTTTATACCACAATTCTAATACTTCTCTTAATATACTATCACATTGTGGTTTAACTAATTGAACTCTTGCAGTCTTATCTACATGCTCAACTAAATTAAAATCTGGGCTTAGGTGTTTAGGTGTGAATTGCATATACTGACTGGCGTGTCCTATAAAATATTGCTCATAATATTCTGATAAAATTGCAGGTGCAAATGGTCTCCAAGTTTCTGCTCGTTTTTTTATACCATATATAGGATGAAGGAATTCTTGTTTTCCTCTTGGATCACAGAGTAGTGATCTGTTACCTAATGCTCTTGGTCCGAACTCTGCTCTACCAGAACATACCGCAGCTATACCACCATCTAATAATTCTTTTATTATTTTATGTGGATCCATTCTAGGTACTTGAGTTCCTAAGTATGGTCCTTTCCAATTTAGTTTCTTTCCGTAATGTCTTGCCGCTGCTCCTAGGGCAGAGCCTCCATCACCAGGGTTTGGCATTATCCAAATAGCTTCCTTCATAGACTTTGCTTTACTATTAGCTACACAGTTTAATGCACATCCACCCATAATAATTAAATTATCATGAGAGGTATGTCTTTGAATTGTTTTAAGGAAATAATATTCATAATGGTCCTGAATATTTCGAGCCATATTTCGATTATCATTTTTATCGTTCATCTGTATTTGAGCATTCTCATATCGTCGTTGAAATAACCAATGCTCTGAATGGCAACTGCCTTGGAACAACGGAGATATTTTAGGTACAGCATCTATAAAACTAAAAAGCTTTGAGTCTTCTCTATCGTATCTACCACCAAGTGCTGCCATTGCCATAACAATATATTCGTCTTGCATTGATTTATAACCTAACTTTTCTGTTACATAAGAGTATGGCATACCAAAAGACTTAGGGTATTTCATTCCCCAAGTTTGTTTCATTACTCCATCACGTACTTCATGAACTGTAGCAGTCTCCCATTCACCTACAGCATCCATAGTTAATATATCGCAATCATCAAATGGAGATGTGGCCCAACCAGCCCATGCATGTGTTTCATGATGGTTATATTCATAGTCAACAGGAATATTCCTTTTCATTGGTNGTTGTCCTGACCATTTACGNCGNGCATTTACATTGTCAAGTATTTGATGACCGACTACAACATCGGCTTTTGGGAGTAGGCTAGCATCTAACCATTTAGAATTTTTAATACGATCATGTCTTTCTTGATGGTGAGCTTCTAGTATCTCACCATCTTCAATTAAGCACCAACAAGCATCGTGGCTTCCTTCAGATATTCCTAATATTTTCATTATAAAATACAGCTTTCACAATAGTCATCATATTCTTTATCACTGCTAAAATCCTCTCTTCCTAATTGTGACTCATCTTCATTAGTCAGGTCATTAGTATTAAAATAATATAATTGTTTACCACCATATTTATAGAAGGTAATTAAGTCCTTCATCATCTCAGACATTGGTATTTTATTGTCTTCATATTGTGCTGGATTATAACTGGTGTTTACTGATATACCTTGGTCAACATACTTCTGAAGTACTGCCATGATCTTTAAGTAACCTTCTGGTCCAGGTTGGTCCCAGAGCAAGTCATATTTGTTTTTAAGATTATGGATTTGTGGTACAACTTGTGCCATAACTCCGTCCTTCGATTGCTTATATGATACTAATGCACGAGGTGGTTCAATACCATTTGTAGCATTACCTATCTGGGCCGAGGTTTCAGCGGGCATAATAGCCATTAATGTCGAATTTCTTATGCCGGATTTCAAAAGCTGC